CCATGATAATTCAATTAGTGTTTTGCCTAGTCCGGTCCCTGCGAAAACAGCCGCACGGCCTCGCTTTAACGCCCATTTTGTTATGTCTTTTTGGTAGTCAAAAAGACAGTCTGGGATATTCTTTGCTTCAATCCCTGGGAATGAGATTGATTTATTTTTGGATTTTATGAATTTGGTATAACTCATATTTTCACTGGTTCAATCACCCACTCGCCGCCTTCCTTTTGAGGTAACGGGTAGCATTTATAAAAATAGAAAGATTTAAACTTATTCGCGGCGACTTTGAGCTTGCTGATCGAGTTCATCTGATTTGATTGTCCGCCTGCATGAAATGCTGATGCTTTGACCTCAAAGAAGGCGCATCCAAGTTTCGGGTCAGAATAAATCGCAAAGAAATCAGGCTTGTAATGTAAACGCTCAGCTAACTTGAACGTTATGGGTTCAAACATATATTCGATGATTTCGCCCTTGATCATCAACTCATCAAGAATCTTTGCAAAACGCTCCTCGGTCTTGCTCATCGCACCTGGGACACGGCGCTTAATCGGTCGGTTGTGCGCTTTCATTCCATTCTAAAAGTGCATTGTCATAATTAGCGCGAGACTCATGCACGATATCCAAAAGGACATCTGCTTTAATAACGCCCTTGAAATAATCCGATTCAAGAAATTCTTTTGTAAAACGGATTTCTGCTTCGTATTTTTTAGTATAATGGATCGATGCTATTTTCATTTCATCAACTTTTGACCACATTTATCACAATGGGTCATTGACCTAATTAATAAGCGCCGTTCCTTATTGATTACCTGCCGGACTCGGGACGTTGAAATTTTGTATATCCAAGCTAGTTCTTTAAGGGTTTGACCCGCCTCAAACATTAATAAAATCTCTTTGTTCCTTTTACTTTTATAAAATGGATTCATTTTGAGTCCTTTGCATATTTCCGCTTAACGGTTTGCAGATATTCCCTTATTGTCATGCGCCCATATTCCGTTTCGATTTCATCATTGAAATAACGTGGTTCAGGACGCGTTCCGGTATAATCGTAATCCACGCCATCCGGCCCGATCCAATTCAATATGCGATCATTCGGATGCGTCATTTGTTCTTCCCATCGATGAACGCCTGAACCTCGCTTCTGAGATAGATGCGCGGGCCGCCAGGGTACAGATATTTGAAATTGATCTGCCAGAAATTGTTTAAAAATTTCTGGTAACTTACGCCGCAAAGGGTCGCGGCATCAGTAGTCGTCAGAAGCTCATCGCTAGAAGCGCTGAACAGGTCTTCGCCATTATCAAAGGGCGCCTCCAATGGCGCTTTTTTCGAATCCATTCGCGTACCTTAATAATGTAATTTTGCGTTTTGCCTTTAAAAGAAATATACATTTAGCATTCATATATGGTCAAGACTTTTTTTAAAAAAAAATGTCTTTAATAATATCCTTAATAATATCAAAGATTTTGGGAAATATTATTTTAGGTTACGTCCGTGTTTCATCTCGTGAACAGATAAACGGAACCGGGATCGAGCGCCAGATCAAGGCGATTAAAACCTTTGCAGAGAATATACACGAAAAGGTACGCACTCCCCGTATAAGTTTGCGTATATTCACCGAAGAAGGCATTTCGGGAACCGTGGAGAAGCGTCCCGCATTCTCCGAAATGATCGCCTTCGCGGATGCAAACGACTGCAAGGTCATCATTATTGAAGATATGACACGCCTGGCGCGTGAGCTTTTACTGCAAATGCAACTTGCAACCTATATCGCATCGAAGGAAATCGATTTGTATTCGGCAAATACTGGTGAAAATATATCTAAAGCAATTTATGACGACCCGATGCGTAAGGCCATGATTCAAATGCAAGGCGTATTCAGCGAGCTTGAACGGTCCACGATGGTCAAACGTATGATCGGCGGGCGTAAAATACAGCATGAAACCGGAATGCGAAACGGAAAACCGATCGAAGCACGCGACCGAAAAGGGGAAATCCGTATTGAAGGGCGTCCACGTTTAAGCGAAACAAACCCCGAACTTGCTTTGCGTGTTATCGAATTATATAAGTTAGGAAAGACGCTTTACGGAAGCGCAAAGATATTGAACCAGGAAGGGTTCAAATCTTCAACTGGCGGGCTGATTTATCACACTCAGGTTGCGATCATTCTAAAGGATTGGAGGAAAGGCGTATTCAGTAGGACCAAAGCGCTTGACGCGGTAAGATATCGAGATGGATGAATCGGTGTTTGTGTTCGCCTTTCTGTTTAATTCCGATGCCGGAAAAGCCTACACGCCTAGCGTGATCGACCAGGGCGAGCGCCCGTGGTCCGTAGATGCGTATATCTGCTCCCATCGATTGGAGATGGGCGCTTTTAGGGTAACCGCCTGAATCTTTATTGTGTTTTTCACAGCGCGCCCCTGACGTTATGGAGAGCGGCCCTAGTTTGTCACGTAAGGACTGCAACATCTTCATAAAATTCTCGTCCATATTATCAAGCCCGCATCCGCATTTGCATTGCATTTCAGCGCGGCTGAAGTTCGGCGTGAGCATGTCAGCCATGTAAAGCCCCGCGCAAGCGATGAAGGTTCGGCGTAATATAAGCGAACCGCATTAGAGTTTCCCGCCCATCGCCTTGAGATATTCGGCGAGGATCTTGTCATCCAACTCGTTTTCGGTCGACTTCACCAGTTTCTCCAAGAGAAGAAAAACCACTTTAATAAGTAGTTTTTCAGAAAGAAAAGAAAGCGCCATCGTCTTTGCGACTCCGGCAACGACGGGCGCGAGTGCGGCAATCATATTTTATCCAGTTTCAGTTCAAAACGGCGCAGGACTTCGGTTAATAAGGTCACACTTTCCTCCATCTTGGAGGACCGTTCATTTGTCTTGCCGATCAAATCCTGCAAGGCTTTATCGTTATCGCTATCTTTTTGCATCCACTCTGTTCTTTCATGAACTTGGAGCTTCAGCAAATACACAATCAGCCACCCGGCAAAGCCCAATGACGCCAGCGTGCCACCGAGGTCGGCGAGGGATTTGATGAGATCGGTGTCCATTACTCAGGTTTTTTTGGAAAAACAATTTTTAATGGATCACTATTTGATGCAGGTAGATTACGCAAATCGTGTCTGTATTTCTTCATCTCGTCAGATAAGTTTCTATCACTTAAAGCGTACACATCTGTTTCTCTTAATAACTGATCTCTTTTGACTCGTAAATTATCTAATATTTCCTCGTTAGTTTTAGGAGGATTGCTAAATGATTTATCCTTATTTTGAATCATCCCTGGTGAAATATTATCTGGGACCTCTACGTAACCGTCTTCAGGAGTCGTAGACATATTTGTTACAACACCAGACTCAATTTTAGCATACGTCATTTTAGTTTCTCCACGATTACAATCGTATAAATTTCAACTGAACCCATATCGGCCGCAACCCCCAATCCATTAGTCGTTTTTGCAGTTGCAAAGTGATGACGAATCTCGTAGGCGTTTGATCCTGACGGTGTAATTATCGCAGTTCCAAAACTTCTGTTTGCAGAGTTGAGATCGCCTGTATACTCACAGGATCCATACACTAAATAACTTGTACCTGTATAGTCGTACAGTGCGGATCGGTGATCGTCCGCTTTGTATGCAGGACAAGACCAAGAAACTTTATAGGTGCCAGCCGTAACAGTGAACCGATCACTGGATAACGAAACAATGGAATCTGGATCTGATTCCGTACCTATATTTCTGGTATTCCAATTCGCAGATGATGCTCCACCTGCCGTGCCAGCACTTTTTTGATCCGTTATGACGGCAACAGAAATAGCGTTTCCAGTTCCTCCTGCCGGGAAAACAACCGTTGCCCCAATCGTTACTGCCCCACCGGATTCAGTCAAAACGGCAGTTGATCCGTCAGACTCGTAAATCCCCCCGGCACTCGGTAATTTTATTTTTGCATCGGTGTTTCCGGAAAAATCGATATCTCCGGAACTGTCGATGTTCAAACAGTCAACGGCATTTCCGCTACTATCGCCCTTCAACGACAAATCGGTGTCGTTGGTAACAGGTTTGATTGTGTCGACTTTCAGGGTACTCATAAGACCTCGGTTAAATTAAATGAAATGGTTCGGAGACTTTGGGTTTCGGCGGCGTAGCTTTCCTCCGGCGATCCCACCGACGCAAAAATGCAGAACAGATCGCGTTCAGCCGTCATATTCGTAAGAATTTCAACCGGAACCGGAAGCCCGCGTCTGGCGTTGGAAATCCCGACGATTTCATCAGCATCTGACTGGGTATAAACCGCTGATGCCGAATAACCGCGGGAAACGTTCCGAAGTTTTGTCTGATACGAGCCGTTTGGCCCGAACCGTCTTGTTGAATAATCGTTATAAATCCGGTCCAGTGTTTGCGGATTTGCGACCGTGGTCGAATTTCCTACCCGGAAGATTCCAATTGATACAGGAAGCTTCAAAGCCGTTACTGCTCCCGATGCGACCGAGCTCGAAATTGTAATTGATCCGGAGGTTGTCCCGTCTCCTATGATCTTAGAAATCTGGTACTCGGAGCCTCCGATCGTGACGAATCCTCCAAGGAAAACTTGTCCATGCTCGGAGATGTTGACGATTGCATTTGAGGAATCTTCAAACCGTCCGGTCGCTCCTGAGTCTTGTCTCCAGTTTGCGATCGAATTCGTCGTTGGAGTTAATGGAGATCCTTTAACGTCAGTCGATGTCGTCAATGCAATATCAAGCGTCGAGCTTCCGGAAATTGAAATAAACAACGGTTTTTTCCGCCAGGTGGTTTTCAGCCCCCAGGGTGTAAATCCAAACGCGTCCTGGAGTTGTGTCGCAGAAAACGCGGTTGCACCTCCTCCATCGACGGCGTAGGTTCCTGAATCCGCCATCCAGTTGCACAGCGCAAAGGTATCTGATGACCCGCTCAAAGTCGCGCGGATCGTGATCGAAGTCGCGGAACCAATCGTTCGCTGGCGCGGTTGGTCGGTTTGCACGTTCGTCACGGGCCAGCTCGATAGAACCGTGCCGGATGTAATGGAAACCGCGCTAATGGTATCTGACGTGAGAAACTTCATTATTCCTGCGTGTACGAATTCAAAACCGCGTCACCAGCAAAGGTCGTTATTTCCCCGGCAAAATCCCAGGACCGCCGACGGACAAAGAAATTCCCGGAGACTCCAAGCGTATCGGAATAAAATTGAATCTTATTCCCTGGAAGAATTGATGAAATAATTCCGACCGTCGACAATTTAATCCTCGGACGAACAAGAATACCTCTAATGTTGTTCATCATACGGGTTGATTTTTGGATTGATGATGCGAAGCTTCGAATCATTTTGTCTAGTCCTGTATTTAAAACCGAAATCCGGACATATCTTTGGACCGCGTAAAGCTGATAAGGAGACGCCGCCGTTCCAGCTCCTAGTGCCAGGTTATAATTCCGGTCAGTTCTAATCCCTGCAATCGGGCCAGGGAGTTCAAGTAAAATATTTAATATATCCTGTTCATAAAACGTTGAGGTTGCCGATGCTGGGATATTTGCTCGGTCGATTACATGCAGAATGTTTGTCTCTTCGTCTAAATAAAAATTATGATTCATTCCAATTGCGACAACATCGGCGAAATCAATCATTCTTTGTTGACGCGTTTCCCAAATAGAAAGCTCCGCCAACTCCGTATTCGCGTTAGGAGCAAGGTCAAAATTACAATTATAATTTAATGAGTTCCCGATCATGGAGAAGAAATCATGGACGGTCGAATCTCCATTCGTCCGGTCTATGAATCCCGTCGTCCCGGAGACGGAAGCGACTCCGGTTACAGCTCCACTTGAAAGCTGAAGCGTCGGGAATTTTCCCCTTTCGACGGTTTCAAAATCAGTAGAGTTGACCGTGTCAATCGATTCGGCTTGTCCGCCGTCCTGGACTCCGGCGGCTCCTCCGGATAATGAGATCAATAGATTAGGATTCCCGACTTGAGTCTTCGCAGTATTTAATTTAATTGCAGGAGATCGCAGATCGATTGTGCCAAAGGCAAAAGGAAGTTGAGAGTCCGAGCTCGAAGCCGATCCGGAATCATAATAAATCCCGTCAGTTCCTCCGACTCCGACGATTAATTCTTCCGGAATTGTGCAAGTATTTCCTACACTGATCTCCATTGTATCCGGGAGTCGGTTTTCAATTGCTCCGACGATCAAAGTCCCGGTGGTTGTTACTTCACAAGTAACCCCCTCGGCGATTGCCATCGGAGAGTCAATATCAATCCTTTGGGAATAAATCGTATCCGTTGTGATTGTTTCTCCTCCGGTGAAATTATAGTTTCCCGTAGTCGGATTTGTGATCGTAATACTTGAAAAATCGAAATCTATATCGACCGAATAATCCGTCGGGACATCTATGACTTGAAAAAGGGTCGATGAGGTTCCATCAGATTCGAGCTCCGACGCAACAATCGACATGCCGACAAAGAAAATATCTTCTCCTATATTGAAAGGATGAAGAGCATCAAAAGTAATACGGCATTTTCCGGAGCCATTATCTGCAATTGTTAAAAATTCCGCGGTCGAGGTCGTCTCGGCAAGATACAAACGAAGCAGATTGAACGATGAGACCGGAGCTTCTAATTGGAAAGAAAGCTCCGATTCAGTCATCTGGGATAAAACCCCGGTTACTTGAGAAATTTCATCTCCGTTCCAGTAAAAAACCATGGGGATTGCCGTTTGAGGCTTGTCGATTAAGGTTTCGAAGTTCCCTCCGGAGAATGGAGCGTCGGAATCTTGAGGACGATTAGCAATTGATAAGATTCCATATGACGGACGGAGCCAACCTTGCTCGAAATCTCCAACTGAAAGCGACGGAATAGAAGTGATAAAAGGATGATAATATTGGGAACTTGTGAATGATCCTGGAGAATCTGCGACGTAGTACGTCGCATCATAAAAAGGAGCCACAGAAAGATCGATATCGACTTGAAAGCTCATGAGACATTCAATGGCGGCAAGGTTCCCTGGCGCGAGGTTACGTCTTTCATCTCCACGCGGATCGCAGAATCGTATTCGCTGATCCGTTGTCCGGTTCCGTCGTAAATATTCACAACAATATCGTCATGCCCGCCAGATGCGAGTTGATGGTTCGGTGTAATCCAACCGGAACGCGAAGGCATAAACATTTCCGGCCCCTTCTCTCCTACGAGGTACGGTCTGCCCGCGCTGACTGCGCCGCCGTGTTGTTTTGGTGTCAGTGTATTAATATATTCTAATAAATCCGAAAGACTTACGCCTGCTTTTAAAAACTCACCAGATAGGGCGTTTACATCAATTTTCAGATGTTCAATTGATTTTCCTGCTTCAAATTCAGAAAGGATGGTGTCTTTCAACATAATAGTTAGACCTTTGGTTGCATCTGTCATCAATGCTTCGGTTTTTGTTTTAGTCTCTAATGCTTCATTATATGCAGTAATTTGGGCTTGCACTGTTTTTAAACTGGTTGAAAGCATTGTTGAAAACTCCAGCATTGCTTTTTGCCGTGCTTTAATCCCTGCCTCACCCCCCAGCTTTGATAATTCCGCCATCCTTTCTCTGAACCATTTCCCGGCCCCTGTTTTATCCATTTCCAAGGATTTAAAATTTTCCCAGAAGGTTTTGAATAATTCTTTGTGCTTATCAAGATTAGCACTTGTGATGGGCCCGAAAGTCCCAAGGGTTTGAGCAGTGGTCTGCAGTCCTGCAACCCGGCCTTTAATTGCAGTGGCGTCACCCTTGGCAATAATAGCGTCTGCCGCTGATATCACTGCAGTGTAATCTTTAAGAACTGATCTTGTGAAACCTGTGACCATTGAAAAAAACTGTTTCTGCAAATCCGTAAATCCCTTTGTCGAAACTGCGTCTAAAAATTGTTGAACTGATGATGCAAATGCGGCTGTAGCATTTCTCAAAACTCCGACTCTGTATGCTAAAATAGCAACAATTCTTTCTTGTTCTGCATAATGTAATAATTGAGTCGCATTCAACCTTTCGGAATCTGCTTTCCTTTTCCCATATGTCTTTTCAATTTGTGCAAGTGCTTTCTGTTCTGAAGTTATGTTATAAATTGAATCAACTGCATCATCAATATTGGTGTTTATCTCTTTAATTAAATTATTAATTTCCAACATCCTTTTCTTGTATGCTTCTGCATTGTCTGTAGAATCCAACCATCCTGCAGTTAAGGAATCAAATGCTTTACCAAATAATTTCCAGATTCCATCCCATGCCTTTCCAACTTTTTTGGATGAACCTAGAATCTTCATCATGAAACCTGAAAGGGTCATGTTCATTGCAATGCCTTCACCAATTAAAGATTTAATTCTTGCCTGTTCTATTTTTTGTTCAGTTGTTAGATTCTTTGCAATCTTCAAGGATTTTTCTTGTGCAAGTTGAACCCTGGCAATTTGCCTCGCCCCTACCAATTGTTCGGACTGTTCCTTGGTTAATCCTTTGACAACCCCCAAACTTTGCCCTTTTCCTTCCAAGTCTTTCAGGGTCACTTGATAAAGCTTTTCATCAAGTTGCAAAGTTGTTTCAGAAAACAACATTCCTTTTTTAGTATTTTCCAAATCTTCAATAATTAATTTGGAAGTAGCCCCAAGAGTTTTGTTAGTTTCCTTATTCAATTTTTCTTTTGTCTCCAGGACTTTTATCTGCTTTTCAATAACATTTAATTGTTCTTTTAATTTTGCACTATGTTTCTTTAGCGATACCTCCCCACTTGCGCTTCCTTTTAAAAACCAAGGCACTTCTAAATTCTTCACAGATTCATTAAGCCGATCCTGTTCTTCGCGCAATTGCTTCAATCCCATTTTCTTGACTTTACTATCAAATCCTTCAAATAGACTCGTTAACTTTTCCCAGTTCGTAATCAATAATACAACTCCAGTAACAATTGCAGTCAAAGGACCACCGAGTGCGGCGAACGCGATAGCCAACGCGGTAACTGCAAGTGCAAGTTTAGTAACAATCGGATGGGTTTCTGAAAATGCTTTGAAATCCTTGGAGAATTTACTAAGGGTTTTGGCGAATCCCTCGATGGTAGGAAGCAATGCTTCTAAAACATTTGTAAATCCAACTTTCAAAACGCGTGTTGTCTTGTCAATTGCATCGTTTGTTTTTGCCGCTCCCTTGACGAACTTATCCGACATGATCCCGCCCGCCTCAGCAATGGATTTCCCATATTTTCGGATACCCGATTCGCCCTGGTTCAATAGCGGAAGTAGTTCAACGCCGGACCGTCCAAACAAATCATTTGCGGCCGCGGCTTTCGCGGTGTCGGATTCAAGTAACGAAATCGCTTTTGCAGACTCATAAAATAAATCGGTAACGTTCTTTGATGTTCCATCTGCGTTTTGCAAGGAAATATTCAACCGGTCAAATGCGGCTTTCATCTCACCGCCTTCGGCTTGTGCTTCCCCGGCACGCTTCGCCAACGTCTGCAAGGATTTGTTCAATCCCTCCGTGGAAACGCCTGATTGACTTGCGGCAAACTGGAATTTCTGCAGATCACCAGTTGCGACTCCAGTTTGTTGTGAGACTTTGTCGATCCGGTCTGCCGTCGTCAGCAGTGATTTTGACAATCCACCCAAGGCGGCAACGCCAAGCAATCCCGCAATTGAACCTTTTAAACTACCAAACGATTTGCTCAGTCCTGAAACCGAACGTTGAACAGCACTAAACGCTTGCTTCGTTTTGTCCTGGGCGCGGATTTGTATCGTCGTTGCTGGCATTTACTTTTTTTGTTGTTCTGCTTTTATGTTGAAGTATGCGGCCCAGCCCTGAATTTCAGCCAATGGAAGCGCCAATATCTCCTGAATGGATTTATGTAACGTTTCCGCAAGCTGAAACAGAAAAACCAGTTCTGAGTCGCGCCTCAGTTTTTTTCGATGTCCTCAGACTCGAAGTCATCACCGCCAGATATTTCACCAACAATCCGCGATATGATTTCAGGATCAACGGAACGCATCAATTCAGTACGGGATGCAGACCGAAAAAGATGCTTTCCGTTTTCGTCCAAAGCACGTTGGATCAGACTCTCGACGATTGCCTCGCCTTTCTTGTCTTGATCCGCAAGCGCCATAATCTTCTCTTGTTGGAGAAAATTAATCGACGGCCGGAAATAGATTTTTCCTGGTTCTCCGTTTTCAGCCCATTCTGGAACATCGATGCACTGCAACTCGTTTCCGATTTTCTGCCGGAAATGAGTTTTTGCGGCGTCAATGATAGACATCAGACTGTTGTCTTAGTCAATCCCCCGGTACCTCTAAAAGTAAAACTAGCCGTGATCATTCCATTTACAGCCGCGTTTCGTGAAATCGACTCGATAATGACCGTACCACTGAAATACGTGTCGCCGGAAGTCGTCCCTTCAGGATAAAGTTCCAGCGTTTTCGTTGTAACCGTCGCCATGTCCGTATCAATTTGAGATTGTGCCGTATCGGATTCATCCCAAAAACACTCAGCGCTTCCAGTCCAATTTGTAATCCCCGGTTTATATGACCGGGCCGACTGACCTAAAGCCGTACTCTCAACGGGTTCCTGGTTTATGTCCAAAGTCCAACTCGACAACTCTGCAACCGCGTTGCTGTCATATTTTAAGACTCCGTCGACTCCTGTGTGACTTGCCATTTTTTCCCTTTCTTAATTTTGGATTTTGGCTTCTGATCAGGCAGGACTGCAAAACCCCGCTGGATCAATTTTTCTGCGTTTTGAGGCGATGCACTAACCAGCGCGCCCGCCTCGTATGGCACGCCTTCTATAATCGTATTTTTAGTCAGTTCAATTTCCATCATACTCCTAATGTTGCGACGTCCGGTGCGTTTTCCGCGTACCCGTATCGGATTTGATACGTCAAGCGATTCGACCCGGTCGGTTTGCTTCCCTCGCCACTCAGCGATATATCAGCGCTTACTGGTACAGAATCGCCTGCAAGCGAATTGATCGAAACATCACCCGCCATTGCGACCTGGACCTCCTTTTGAATCCCTGCAAGCGTATCGAGTACATCAGACCCACTGCCGCCGTTTGCATATCCTTCAATTACCACATTCAAAGTCGCCATCATTGACCTTGACCCAGCAGGGCTCAAGGTCTGCGCTTCAATCAATTCCTCAGAATCGTAAACAAGCAAGCATGGCAATTTCGATTCTTCAACCGGATAAACCCGCCCCTCAAAAACATTGCTTCCGGTTGTGCTTAATCCGGTTACATCGGTTACAATGCGCTCCCGAATTTGTCGCCGGAGATGGTTTGCCATCTATTGCTCTTCCAAAACTAAAAGCGTTGTACCTTGATATCCTGAACCGAAATCCGCTTGAACTCCGACCACCGAATAAGTCGTCGAGTTGACGACCAACGCATCCCCATGTGCAACGCTGGAAACATCACTTGTCTTGCAAAGTGCAGTC